TGAAAGTTTCTCCTGTGTCAAGTTCGTAAAATTCGCTTCCATTTCCTATTCTTAATGTTCCGTTTATATCGTCAACTGGTTTATCATCTGTTGCTATGCCTTGCAATTTTTTCCAAAGTCCTTTGGTTTCAACTACTTCTACTGCCATAATTTCCTCCTTTAAAAAAAGACTAACTTTGTTTGTTAGTCTTTTATGATAATCCTACTTCTTTAAGTGCCAATTGACCATCAGTGTCTTTTATACAAACATGTACTTCGTCTGCTGAACTTGCTCCACCTTTAATAAAGAATAATTTTCCTCTATCGGTTGCTGTTAATTCCTGCGGTACTGCGTCTAATTGAAAACCTCTTACCGTGTATTTTTCTAAATCATCAAATCTTTTATAGCATGAATTTACTGCCATTTTTGCTTTCTCCTTTCTTAACTTACTATTAGTTTTCTTTTATCTGTTATGTTTGCTGTTTCTATTGCTGTTGCATTTGCCGCTACTGCTATTTCTGCAAGTAATTGACTTCCTAACGGTGTTTCGGGTGCTGCCGGTTCTTCCTCCGCCACTCCCGGCATACAACTTACTTCCCCTGTTCCATTGATATAGATAATATCTTTTCTTGGTTTTTCTGCGTCAGCTTCTTCAACTGCTATTGTGCCTGCTTCTACTTCAAATCTTTCACCGTCTTGCATATATATAATGCCTTCTGAAACATTAACCGACATACCGGGTACGGCTTGAGCTGTTGTCGCCAATCCTGTTACAACTCCGTATTGACTTCTTTCGTTTATCTGCGTTTGCAAAGCTGCTGTAAGCTCAATTAATTCGTCTATCTGCGTTTGCAAAGCTGCTGTAAGCTCAATTAATTCGTCTTTTGCTTCGTTAAAATAATGCTCTAATTCTTCAAATCGTCTAAAGTCCGACCTTACTCCTGCTCTTGGTAAACTCATTCTTCCTCACCTTCTCCCTCAAATTCAATCTCTTTTTTCTAACTACTCCGGGTATGTTCATACTTCCTCCTTAAATAACGAAAATAACCTGTCTATATCTTTTGGTTGGTGTCCATCCCATTTAGGAGCATTGTCTAATTCTTTTACGTTGAACTTACTCCAATGGTCTTTATGGTAGTGATAAGAATAATCACCTTTCGGCGTGGTTATTCCAACAATAAAATAATCATCATACATTGTGTTATCTTCATGTTTCCACGATTTCCATGCTTTGTTTTTATAAGTGTTACATATTACAGCAAATAACATCATTCTATGATAATACAATTCGTCAAGCGTGTGGAAACCATCTGAAACTTGTCCTATATTTTCTACATCAAATTCAAATTTCATACTTGCTCCAATTCTGGCAGTATACATTCCATTATTTTTTTCATGTTAGCTTCTTCGGGTACTTCAATTCCGTTGTCTTTACAAAATTCAATTAACTTTGCTTTAGATAATATTCCGTTAGCCTCGTAAACGAGTTTTACATAACCTTTTAATAGTTCTTGACCGTTTATACCACTTTCGCTATTTTGTTCGTCTACGATAGGTTTAAATGCCTCACCGTACATTTGTTTGAGTTTATCATAAGCAATTTGTAAATGCTCGTCACATAAAAATAAGTTTTTAAGGTTGTATTTATATTTTGTGTTGCCTATTACATATGTTGCATTTTTCTTACAACCTACTGCTGAACAGTGCCTATTCGACACATTTGTTACTCCAAACATTAAATCCCTCCTAATTAATTATTCCTTTTCTTCTTCCTTTTTTAAGTCTTTTTATTTTCTCATGCTTGTGCCTTTGTATGATGTTTTCAGGTTGTTCTATTGGTTTTGTGTTATGTCGTGGACTTCCTATGAGTAAATATTTTAATGCGTCTGCTGTATTATCTATTGCTGAATTTCCTGCTATAACATCACGATTATTAGGGTCTACTGTTAATTTTGGCAAGTGCTTTATAATAAATTTACAAGTGCTGAATATTTGTAATTTAGCTGTCATTTTACCGTCAATTCCGTTAGGATGTGGTTTTAAATACTCATGTATCATGTCTTTTCCTAACTTTCTGTCTGTGTTTGCTCTTACTGTTGGATAATTAAACCCTGCTTTTCTATAAATATCCATTAAACTTTTACCTGTGCCTTTTGCTGTATCTTTATTGAAGGCATCTAACCCAAATACTATATGTTGTAAATTTTCTTTACTCGTAAATTCTAATGAATCAGTCTCATATCCTAAATGCCAATCGTCAATCTCTTGTATACTTTCTTCTGTTATGTCAATAGTGCAATCTTCCATAAACTTTTTAGCTTGGTCTGAATAATAAACAATGTCTCCTTTTCCTTTTTCGCAAGTGTATTCATAATAAAGGTAAACTGTACCATCTTCACTTTCTGCTGCTTTAAACCAACAATAAGGGTCTCTTACTCCACCTAATCCATTATCAACACTTCCCCACTTAATCCAATGGTTAGGAATTGGAAACGGGTCGCATACATGGGTTTCTCTTGAAAACTCTGGAAATGCTGCCATTTCTCCTGCTGACAATGCATCCTCTATTTTCTCTGGATAGTTTAACATCCATGTATTTTTTAATGTTTTCTTAGTTTGTTCGTGCCATTCCTTTGTTCTTCGTGGGTCTGCTTTCCAAGATAGGAATATTAAATGAAAACCAAAGTCGTTTGAATCTAAGCAATCTGTTATTATTTCTTCAAAATACGAACCTCTCTCGTTTGTCGATACTCCTATAAACTTACCACTATTCGGTCTGTTAATTGTAGGATATGCAGCAGAGAATACCGCTTCTGCGTTATCGTGTCTCGCCCACTCGTCAAATAATAGCAAGTCAACGGTTAATGATTGTCCTGCTCGTTCAGTTGATACAAGTCCTTTTATAGAACTTTCAACTCTTATTCCTTGTTCGTTTACAGGGTGATATATTGTTATTTCTGCTGATTTTTTCTCGTATAAAAAAAGATTTGCAATAGACTCCGTTTCTTTGTTTTTCTCTTGTATAAACCATTTAGGTAAACGAATGAGTATATATTCAAACCTGTCTATTGCTTCTTTCATGTAATCTTCTGTTTGTGAAAGTATTGCTACTGTAAACTGTTGTATAGCAAAACATTCATGTAAAGCGTATGAAATTATTAGCCATGTAATACCTAACTGCCTTGCTTTAATGACAATGTTAAGTTTATGTTTAATCATTTCGTCTAATGCTCTTAACTGTTCGGGAAATAATTTAAACAAGATAGAACGTTCTTCGGGTGTTTGACCATCTTTGTTTTCAATGTAGACGTAATTGTGTATGAAATATTTTAAATCATTCTTTATCTTCCTACGTTCTAACTCTCTCCTTGCCAACTCTTGTCTTGCTGCTATGGCAAGTTGTTGTTGTTCTGTTAATTTATCAATAGTTATCACCTACTTTAAAGCCGATAGAAAGTTTTGAACTCTCAACCTTCTGATTACAAGTCAGTTGCTCTGCCAATTAAGCTATACCGGCATAATAAAAACTCACCAATTAAGTGAGTTTCGCATTTCTTTTTTTAATCTATTTCTCATTTTCTTATTGCCTAAACGTTTATTTCTGCGTCTTTGTTTATGACTTTTGCCATTGTTATAATCTGAATACCAACATTGATATTTCATAATAAAACTTCTTTGTTTCAAGTTATCATCTCCTTTTAGAAGATAATCACCCCTTTCATGTATAATAATTTTTTCTAACATTTGACCACTTACTTAAAAAGGCAAGATAGGACAGTGGAGGTAGGCTGTCGTAATTCTTGCCTTGAATAAGATGTTACCGTTGTCGTATTCTTCTGTTAACTCTCTTGTAACTGTCATGTTTCATTAAATTTTTTATACTATCGCCCAATGGTATTTTGGGTTTAGTCAGTTTCATTAGTTTTTTATAAACTTCTTTATCTTTTTCTTGCATATATTCACCAATAATCATACTCTCACACCCTTGTTGATATTCTGTATGGCTGTTTATTTTTTGCTGCTTTTATCAATATTTTTTCTTTATAATTTTTATCATTTGTTAC